CCGCTAGACTCGATTGTGGAGCTTTATGAGGACGATGGCAGTGATTTCCCGATTTTCCAAATTATCGGCGGATCATCCAGTAGATCTTATGTCAACTGGAGGATATTGACACCAATCAAGGAGCAATCAAAATGAAAAAGTATGACGACACAATCCCTGTTGTTTGCATCGCAATAATCGGCGTCGCCGCATTGATATTGGCATTTGCAGGTGTGATATGACTCGACGATTATTTTTTGCAATCCCGCTTATCGTGTTTGTGTTTAATGTCAATTTGGGTATGATGATGGTATGCGCAATTGGCATATTTAAATGCGGCAAAGAGTTACTGCGGCTAGATGATGCGCCGTTCTAGCCGCCCTTGCCGCCCTTGTGGCGGCTTTTTTTAATGGCCAGCGGTATCGGCAAAACGGAGGTTTTATGCGATACTATGACGCTAGAGATTACAGTGCTACAGCAGTGTGGGGATTGATGTTTGCATTATCCACGACTATGTACATGATTATTTTTTGGTAAAAAATTGGCTTACTATCTATCAATCCCTGCAGCATCGTATTTGCTAACAAACAGCACGACAGTGCTGCATACAAACTCGGATGACACCTGGGAGCACGAGATTGAGATGGCGCTCCCGTCACCATCGTCTGTTGCCAGGGTTTTTAGCCAATTCAACGGTTCGGCGGTTGGCGGGGCGGTAGAGATAACGCCATCAACTATACAGTTTTACCGCACAGCGGCAGCTGGCAACGAGTTTACCGGGCTATCGCTACCCAGTGATGGGACCAAATTTACAATAAAATTAGTCGGGCGTAACTCAGATGATTATGAGTTGTTTATCGATGGTGTTAGCGTCAGTACAACTCCGACGCGCATCGGGGGCGGCTCTACAGACATAACCGGCGCAAATATTAATCTGTCGCGCATATCTAACAACGCGGACACGGCTTGGCACCTGTACAGACTGCGTTTCCGCGAGTCTGAAGGCGGCACACTACTAAACGATTGGAACGCTGATAGTGCGTCAAGCGCCGGGTCGGGCAATATTTTATATGACGATGTTGGCGGCAACAATGCGACTCAGCAAGGTACTTGGCCCGGTGACGATAGCGAGTGGGTTTTTTATAGTGCAGGCGGAGCGACATACACATTAACAATCGACGCAGGATCGTACACATACACCGGCAGCGCTATTAATTTATCAGCGGGCAGGGTGATTGCAATTGATGCGGGCAGTTATGCGTACACAGGCCAGCCGGTAGCGTTGTCCGCCAACAGGTTTTTGTCTATCGAAGCCGGTAGCTACACCTATACCGGCAGCAACGTCACACTGACATATACGCCTGCTGGCGGGGCGACTTATACGCTAACGATTGACCCAGGCGGCTACATATACACCGGCCAAGACGTAGCGATAGCAGCCAACAGGTCACTAGCAATTGATGCGGGCGCATATTCGTACACCGGTCAGGATATCGCCCTATCTGCGCATAGGACCTTGGCAATTGATGCAGGTAGTTACGCATACGCTGGTCAGCCGGTTATTGTGTCGGCTAAAAGAGTTCTTTTAATCGACCCAGGATCATACGCATATACTGGATTTCCGGTGCATCTAACCTATTCGGGCGTTGTGATTGCGCTTATCAGTGGTTATAGCGTAAACTATCAGCAAGACACTATCAGCGCCGGTTACGCTGACAACGGGATTAAAGCGGAGTTTATTTAATGGCCACGTTTAACAAATATCAAAACGGCGTCGAGGTTTTAGTCACGACTGCTAATGCCAGCACAGACGTTTTTAAGTTTGCGCTAACTAATACAGCGCCCAACGCTGCAACGCATACCGTGCTTGCTGATATCACCGAGATTTCGGCGGGAAACGGATACACTGCTGGTGGCGTGACAGTTGCGGTTACGGGTAGCGAGACTGGCGGTACATACACGTTGGCGCAAGACGCGACAGTTACTATAACAGCTTCTGGCGGCTCAATCGGTCCATTTCGATACGTTGTTTTTTATGATGACACCGTAACCGGTGATCCGTTAATCGCTTATCTTGATTATGGCTCAAACATCACGCTACTCGATACTGAAACGATTGATATCGGCGCTGGTAGCACACTGTTTACGGTTTCATAATGACTCAAAACGTAATCGTAAAGGGCAAGGATAACCCAGTTGTAATCAGTTGGACGTTTACCGGTGACTTTGCCGCTAGCGGCCTTAATACGTTTACGCGGATTGAATTGATTATCGGTGGCGAAACGTACAGCACTGATTTGACACCTGACAATTTATCAATTGAGAGTGACGCAGAATTGCGACTAAAGATAGGTGACACAACAGCGCTGGCAGATGGCAATTATCTGCCGCAAATTGTTGGATATAGTGCAACGTATGATGATGGGTATCTATTAAGCGGCGATTGCAAGCGGATACTCGGCACAGTGAGGGTATGCTAATGCCAGCCGGACGACCGCCAGAATTAAAGCCGGAATATTGCCAAATGGTGATTGACCACATGAGTGAGGGCGCGAGCCTAACCTCGTTTGCCGCGTCAATCGGCGTTGCTCGCTCAACCATCGGCTACTGGGCGCGAAACTATCCAGAGTTTGAAGAAGCCAAACAAATTGCAAAAGCCAAGTGTGCAGCATGGTGGGAGAGGCACAGTCGCCAGGGTGCTACGGGTGAAAACCCAATTGCTAACGCTACTTTGATTATATTTAATCTCAAAAACCTTGCATCTGACGACTTTAAAGACAGGCACGACCACGCGCATACATCGCCGGATGGGAGTATGACGCCGCAATCAGTCGATCCGGCTATTGTATCCGCACTCGTAAACAAGCTAACTGATTGATGAATGGCAATAAAACCAATCACATGGGAAGTTTTATCGCACGCCGAAAGAATAGCGCTAGCTAAGGCCGGTGAAAACGACCCTTTAACGTTTACGGCCTTATGGTTTAACGTTAGCCAAATGGATACATTTAAGGCCAACTGGCATCATCACTATTACAACTGGGCAGCAAAAAGAATGCTATCCGGTGACTCTCAAAACAACGTCATTAACATACCTCCAGGCGGGTCAAAAACAGAATTTTGGTCTATTCATTTGCCGGTATACTGCATGGTTAAGTACCCAAGAGTAAGGATACTAAATACTTCTTACTCTAAGGATTTGGTCACCGAAAACAGCAGTCGGTCACGCGATTTGGTTAAGTCATCTGAATTTCGGGAGATTTATCAACTTGACATAGCTAAAGACAAGGTTGACGACTGGACGGTTGAGCGAGACGGCAAGCGCATACATCAAATATTTAGCAGGCCGTCAGGCGGACAGATAACGGGCGTTCGAGGCGGCTATATGTCAGATGTCTTTAGCGGGTATATCACCGCTGACGACTGGGATAAAATGGATGATTTATTCAGCGACGCTAAGCGTAAAAAGTCGCAGACTCGACTGATTAACACGCTAAGATCAAGACGGGCGCTATCAACAACGCCTTTTGCATTTATTCAGCAGCGCGGCCATGTGGACGACTCCACGGCATTTTTATTGTCAGGAGGGATGGGCCTTAAAATCGACACCCACATCAAAATACCAGCGCTGATAGACGAGGATTACATTAATTCTCTGCCAACAAAGGAACTGCAAGATAGGTGCCGAAAGAACGTGTGTAATCATGATCCCGTCGGTGGTTTTTGGTCATACTGGCCGGAAAAAGAAAGCATTGATGATTTGATTGCGCTCAGGGACGCAAATCCTTACACATTCACAAGTCAATACATGCAATCGCCCGAATCACTGGATGGTGAAATATTTAGCCAAGATGATTTTTTATATTATGGGGATATTAATTCCGGAGCAGACCTGACTGAGCCTGATTATTTTGAGTACAGAATCATCACGGCAGACACCGCACAAAAAACAAAGACGCACAACGACTGGACAGTTTTTGCTGAATGGGGCGTATTAAACGGAAAAATATACCGATTAGCGTACCGCCGCGCAAAAATGGAGGCCAAGCAATTAAGACAGGATTTCGAGTCTTTTTGCATGGGCAAAAAACGGGCATATAAACGGTAATCTTAGGGCCATTTATGTGGAAGATAAAGCGTCAGGAACCGGGTTAATTCAAGAGTTGTCCGGCAGGGTTCAGCCGAGGAT